CGTGCGACCGCTGCGCCGGTTCCTTGACGCGCTCGGGTTCGCTTGCGACCTGCCGGCGCTGCCACGCGCGTTCGTGCAGGCGCAGGCCCACGCACGCACCGGAGCAGAGCCACCGACGCAGGCGCCGCGGCACAGGCCGGTCCACACCATCGACGTGCGGCAGACGGCCCCACGCCGGTTCGTCGCCGAGCTGATCGGCACGCCGTACTGGTCCGCAGGTCCGACGCGGGAGAGCGCAGTCGGCGCGCTGGTGCTGGTCCACGGCGCACGGATCGGCGTAGCTTTCGCGCCGGACGACGTGCCGTTCGTGCGGGTCGCGCGGCCGATGTAGATCGTGGCGATTTGTTATTGCGCGACATCGATGCCGATTGTATTGTGCAACGCAGACGAGACGAGAGGACGGACGACGTGACGAACTACGCCGATTTCATCGCATCGAAGAAGCGCGCAGTCATGGACTGCGGCATTCATGCAACATCGCTCAACCGCGACCTGTTCAAATGGCAGGCCGACATCGTGCGGTGGGCGCTGCGCAAGGGGCGCACGGCCATCTTTGCCGACTGTGGCATGGGCAAAACGTTCATGCAGCTTGAGTGGGCGTCGCAAGTCCCGGGCGATGTCATCCTGCTGACGCCGCTGGCGGTTGGTCGGCAGACAGAGGCCGAGGCTGTTCGGTTCGGCATCGATGCCAAGGTGAGCACGGACGGCAAGCGCGCGGCGAAGGTGACGATCATCAACTACGAGAAGCTGCACATGGTCGACGCGTCGCAGTTCTCGGGTGTGGTGCTCGACGAGTCGTCCATCCTCAAGTCAATGGACGGCAACACGAAGAACCTGCTGATTTCGATGTTCAGCCGCACGCGGTTTCGACTCGCGTGCACCGCGACGCCGGCCCCGAATGACCACATGGAACTTGGCAATCACGCGGCATTCCTCGGCGTGATCACCATGGCCGAGATGCTCGCGACGTACTTCTGCCACGACGGAGGCGAGACGTCCGTCTGGCGGTTGAAAGGTCACGCGGTCGACGACTTCTGGGCGTGGGTCGCGTCGTGGGCAGTGATGATTCGGCGCCCATCCGACATCGGTTTCTCTGACGACGGATTCGAACTGCCGCCGCTGCGGATTCACGTCCACGAAGTGAAGGCGAACATCGTTCGCGAGGGCGAACTGTTCGGCATGCCGGTGCTCGCGATCGACGAGCAGCGCAAGGCCCGCCGTGCGACGCTGGCTGCCCGCGTCGAACGCGCGGCGGACATCGCCAATTCGACCGACGATCCCGTGCTCGTGTGGTGTGAGTTGAACGACGAGAGCGATGCGCTCGAAACGGCAATTCACGGCGCGGTGTCCGTGAGCGGGTCGGACACGGACGAGGCCAAATCGACGCGCATGATGGACTTCGCCCGTGGTGACGTTCGGGCGCTGGTGACGAAGCCGAAGATTGCCGGGTTCGGCATGAACTGGCAGACGTGCAACACGATGGTGTTCGTGGGCCTGTCGCACTCCTACGAGCAGTTCTACCAGGCCGTGCGCCGGTGCTGGCGGTTCGGTCAGCAGAGTGCGGTGGACGTTCACATCATCACGAGCGACGCGGAGCGCGCGGTGCTCGACAACATCCAGGACAAGCAGAGCAAGGCCGACGAGATGGTCGGCCAGATGGTGGCCAAGATGCAGAAGACGATGAGCGCGGAGCTTCGCGAGGCTTCCGGCACGCGCACCGAGGCATACGCCGAGCGGACCGTGACCGGCGACGGGTGGACGATGCACCACGGGGATTGCGTCGAGGTCGTGTCCAAGATGGATTCCGATTCGGTCGGGTTCTCGGTGTTCTCGCCCCCGTTCGCGAGCCTCTACACCTACTCGGCGAGCGACCGCGACATGGGCAACTGCCGGACGCACTCGGAGTTCTACGAGCACTTCCGGTTCCTCGTCGCCGAGCTTCTTCGAGTGACGATGCCTGGCCGTCTGTGCTCGTTCCACTGCATGAACCTGCCCACGTCGAAAGAACGTGACGGGTACATCGGCATCACTGATTTCCGGGGCGAACTCATCCGCATTTTCCGTGACGCCGGGTGGATCTACCACTCCGAGGTCACGATCTGGAAAGACCCGGTGACCGCCATGCAGCGCACGAAGGCGCTCGGGCTTCTGCACAAACAGATCAAGAAGGACTCGTGCATGTCGCGGCAGGGCATCGCCGATTACCTCGTCACGATGCGCAAGCCGGGCATCAACCCCGACCCGGTGACGCACACGGGCACGGGCGGCGACATGCCCGTCGATATGTGGCAGCAGTACGCGAGCCCGGTGTGGATGGACATCAACCCGTCAGACACCCTGCAGTACATGAGCGCCCGAGAGCACGACGACGAGCGCCACATCTGCCCGCTCCAGTTGCAGGTCATCGACCGCGCGCTGACGCTGTGGAGCAAGCCGGGTGACTTGGTGCTCTCGCCGTTCGGTGGCATCGGGTCGGAGGGCCACGTTGCACTCAAGGCGGGGCGCCGGTTCGTCGGGGTTGAACTCAAGCGGTCGTACTTTGAACAGGCATGCCGCAATCTGAACGCGGCCACGTCGCAGATGGGCCTTTTCGGCATGATGGGCATCGAGTAGCGCGGCAGACCGCCCGCACCTGACATGCCCATCACCCTGCACACCGACCGCCAGAATATCGACTCAGCCTGCGCCACGCTCGGGCTGCCACGCGGCGCGGCGTGCATCGTGACCTGGGCGAGCGACGAAGAACAAGGACAGGCGCTGACCCTGGCAATCCGCCGGGGCGCGACCGTTGAACTGCGCGGCCGGGTGGCCGTCGCGTACAGAAAGATGGGAGGACTGCCATGACCGAAGACGAGTTCAAGGCGCTGAAGGTCGGCGACGAGGTCTACACCGTGGACCGCAGCGACTGGAACGCCAACGCCACGAACAACCGCCGGCTCACCCGGCGCACCGTGGTCAAGGTCAACAAGAAGACCGTGGCCACCACGGGCGGCGGGGTCGGCGAGAACGCCTCGACGCTGATGACCATCGAGGCCGGCGACGCCGCGATGGTCGAGTTCCTGCGGATCAAGGCCGAGCGCGAGGCACTCGACGCCCGCTGGCGCGATGTCGCCGCCCGCCTGCGCGTGGCGCTGGCCGGCACGCCCGACGACCGGGCTGTGTACGTGCCGAGCCATAGCTCGCACATCAATATCAACTCGAGCAAGATCGACGACGCCGAGCGCCTCGCCGCCGCGCTGGAGATCGGCGCCATCGCGCTCCGGCTCCAGGGCGACCTGCGGTCGCTGCTGACGGACGACTCGCCGACGGTGCACCTGCACCTGAGCACGGCGCAGGCCAAGCGCGTGCTCGCCGCCCTGGATGCCGCGCCCAAATGACCCCCGCCGACCTCAAGGCCCGCATCGTCGAGGCCGCCACCGCGAAGCTGCCAGCGCCCATCCCCGGCGGGCAGCCCGTCACGCCGTCGCTCGCCGAGTGGGTCCGCCGCGAGTGCCAGGACGCGCCAGTCGCCGAGGCCATCATCGCAGGCATCGAGGCCCGGTCTGTGTTCGGCCTGGAGAAGTACGGGCATACGTTGTGCGCGGGCGACGGCCGGCCGAACTACGCCGAGACGTTGCAGGAACTGCTCGACGCGTTGCAGTACGCCCACCGCGCGGAGATGGACGGCGACCGCAGCCTCGACGACTTGGTGATGCGCTGGCTGCTGGTGCTCCTACTGTCGAAACTGACGCACGCGAAGCGCGGGCGCTCCATCATCGACGATGCGATCTCTCGCGTCTCGGCCGATGCGGCAGCGCAGTACGCACGGCGCGGGGTCAACGCCGTGAACTTCGGCAACATAACAATCGTGCGTCCGCCCGACGAATGATGTCGACGCCGCCCGGGCGTCGCGATAGATTCCGACTGTGCGGCGCCGGCGGGTTGTCCGCCGCGCGCTCACGCAACACACCGTAGGAGGCTCCCATGTTGATCCCGAACTTCGTGACGCTGGTCCTGTACCTCA